CCATTTTTGAGGCTGCTGTCAAAGCGAAAATCTCTGAAGAGTATGACAGACTTGTAGAACACTTTGCTGCTGAATTCGACAAGCATTTCGCTGAAGCTAAGAGCGAGATGGCAGAAGAAGTCAATGGCACTGTGAACTACGCCATCGGTCAATGGATGGAGCAAAATCAAGTTGCTGTTGACCGTGGAATCAGAAATGAGATCACTTCAGACTTCATCGCAGGTCTCAAGGGTCTCTTTGAAGAGCACTATATCTCTATCCCCGACGAGAAAGTCGATGTGGTAGAAGATATGGCAGAATCTATTCGTGAAATGGAACAGCGCCTAGACGAACAGGTCAAGGCTAACGTGAAACTACAAAATCGTCTTAATGAGACTGCTAAACTAAACATTCTGAACACTGTTTCGGAAGGACTTGCAGATACTCAGAAAGAAAAACTCGCAGCACTTGCTGAAGGTCTAGAGTTTGTTTCCGAAGAATCTTTCTCCAAGAAAGTTACGACGATCAAGGAGTCTTATTTCAAGGAAACAGCAGCACCCGTAAGCGAGGTTGCTGATGAAACCCCAGTCGAAGGTGTTGAAGAGGTAAATCCAGCAATGGCACAATACCTCAACGCACTTAACCGCTGGTCTAAATGATACAATAATCAATTTTTCCAAGGAGCAAACAAATGTTTAACGCAGAAGCTCTAAAAGAAAAGTGGTCTCCTGTTCTAAGTCACGAAGGCGCTGGTGCCATCAAAGACAACTATAGAAAGGCTGTTACCGCTGTTCTTTTAGAAAATACCGAAAAGCAACTACGCGAAGAGCGTGGTATGATCAATGAAGCTAGTGTAGGCGCTATTGGCGACAATGCACTATCTGGCAGTGGTCTAACAACCAAAACTGGCGGTCTTGCAGGTTTCGATCCTGTAATGATCTCCCTAATCCGTCGTGCTGCACCTAACCTTGTAGCATACGACATCTGTGGTGTTCAACCAATGAGCGGTCCTACTGGACTAATCTTTGCGATGAAGTCGCACTACAACAACAGAAGCGGTGCTGAGGCACTCTACAACGAGCCCGACACCAACTTCTCTGGTAACCAGCAAGGTCCAGCAGCATATAACGATCCAGCATCTCCTCTTGGCGATGGTGGCGCTACCGATGCTAACCCTGGTCTCCTCAACGATGCAACTGGCGGCGGTACTACCGAAGCTAACTATGAGCGTCAAGCAGGTCTAATCGCAAGAGAAGATGCTGAGACCCTAGGTTCAGGCGCTGGTAATCTATTCAACGAAATGGATTTCAGCATCGAGAAGACTGCAGTTACTGCTAAGACCAGAGCACTCAGAGCTGAATACACTCTAGAACTAGCACAAGACCTCAAGGCAATCCATGGTCTTGATGCTGAGCAAGAGCTCGCTAACCTTCTTTCTAGCGAGATCCTTGCTGAAATCAACCGCGAAGTCGTTCGTACCGTTTACACCGTTGCTAAGCAAGGTGCTCAGAACAACGTTGCTAACCAAGGCGTATTTGACCTCGACGTTGATTCCAACGGTCGCTGGTCTGTTGAGAAGTTCAAGGGACTTATGTTCCAGATTGAAAGAGATGCTAACGCAATCGCGCAGCAGACTCGTAGAGGAAAGGGCAACTTCATCATCACTTCTGCTGATGTTGCTTCCGCACTCGCTATGTCTGGCACCCTCGATTATTCCTCAGGTTTATCTGGTGCTGGTGGTCCTTCCATTGGTGAAGTCGATGACACTGGTAACCTCCTAGTTGGAACCATGAACGGCAGAATCAAGGTCTTCGTTGATCCTTATTCCGCAAACGTTTCTAACACCCACTACTACGTAGTTGGTTATAAGGGTTCCTCACCATATGACGCAGGTCTATTCTACTGCCCATATGTACCCCTCCAGATGCTCAGAAGCATCGATCCTGAGACCTTCCAGCCTAAGATTGGCTTCAAGACCCGCTACGGCATGGTTGCGAACCCATTCGTTCTTAATGGAAGCACTCCTGATGCTGAGGCTCTTACCCACAATAAGAACCAGTATTACAGAAGAGTCCGTGTTTCAAACCTCATGTGAGTTTGGTCACGATATGAACACAGGGTGCCGAAAGGCACCCTTTTTTTATGCTTAAATAGGTAATATGATATTATGTTTTATGCCAAGAAGTATCATGTTAAAATCAGACATGCTTGCCAGGATTTATAAGTTGAAAACTTCATTATATAATGGAGAGCACAAAGAAAAACCAGGACTATGGCACGATGGTGCTCACGATGCCTTAAATAAAGTTTTAGATATTTTACAAGAGTATAGACAATGAAGGATTTAGATTTTATTGACGACTTGATGGAAAAAGCGATCAAGATGAAGACTGATATTTTAATGGAAGAACCATGTCCAATCTATGATGGTGATGCTGAGGACTGGGAAGACTTCTGGTTTAATGAGGATAAATAAGTTATAGATTGGGAAGTTGACATGTCTGCTGAATGGTATAAGGAACAACCTAGCAATAGAAACTTCCTCAATCCAATTGGATTTCTTTTGAAACTAGAAAAGTTTGAGGGAGTAGATTTCTTTTGCCAATCAGTTAATATCCCCGACGTTACTATGCCAACTACGGAAGTAGCAAGTCCTTTCAGGAACTTGCCTATTATTCCTGGTGGCGGTGTAACGTTCGGGGATTTTTCTGTGCGTTTTATTGTAGATGAAGACCTTAAAAATTATTATTCAATTCATTCTTGGATGCGTGATGTAGGTAACGCTGACCAAATGGCACGTACAACCACAGAAGATAATATTTTTACTACAGGACAACTACACATTGTTACTAGTTCATACAATCCAGCATTTATTGTAGAGTATAGAAACTTGTTTCCTGTTGCATTAACTAATCTACAATTTGATGCTACAATTAATGATGTTGAATACATTACCGCAGAGGTGACGTTTAAACATCAACAGTTCTTCATTCGTGATAAAAACTTACAACCCCTATGAATTTTGAAACTCTTCGTAATAAATTTGAAAAATTAAGAGAAGACTGGGCAGAAGATAGTGCTGTTGATTTTCAATTTAAGAATAAACAGTATAGCACAGATCTGGGACAACTAGCATTAGACATCCCTTTCCAACACAATAAATACTTAAACCATTACACTGACATTCAGCAGATCAAAACTTCGCTGGAGTTTGAGATCCGTAAAGTAGTTAAAGAAAAGCGTGAGTATTATTCAGGAGAAGCAGACGCCAAAACTTACGCCGCTAAACCATTTGGATCATCTATTAAAACTTCCGAAAAAATGAAAGTTTATCTAGAGTCTGATGATGAAATCATCAACCTAGAAGCAAAGATTAAATATCTAGATCAAATGCTTTATTGGCTTGATCAAGTTATGAAGCAAATTTCTAACAGAGGTTTTCAGATCAAGAGTGCCATTGAGTGGGAGAAATTCGTAAATGGACAATGATGACTTGCCTTTCAGTAAAAAAGAAAAACGAAGTATATGTTACTATTCAGTCTGCAGAACCTCATGTCCATCATGAGCTCTCAGACTATTTTTCTTTTGAGGTTCCAGAAGCAAAATTTTTAAAGAAGAATCCCAGATACAAATATTGGGATGGAATGATTCGTCTGTACTCTCCTGGTACAGGCGAACTTTATGGTGGGTTAATGAATCACCTACATACTTGGGCTGAAGAAAGACAGTATCAAATTGAGTATGAAAAAAATGATTGGTATGGAGAAGTTGCAGAGACTAATGATTTTGTGTCTCCTGCTGGTATCAAAACCTTTATGGACAAAATCACCAGAGAAGGAATTACTCCACGCGACTATCAATACAAAGCAGTTTATGAAGCGATAAAAAATAATCGCAAACTACTTCTTTCTCCTACGGGCAGTGGAAAGAGTTTGATGATCTATTCCCTCGTCAGATACTATACTGCAACCAACAAGAAAACGCTCATCATCGTGCCTACTACGTCCCTCGTAGAACAGATGGTCAATGATTTTGCTGATTATGGTTGGAATGCTGATGACCATGTGCATAAGATATATTCGGGCAAAGATAAGAATACTGACAAACCAATTATTATTTCCACTTGGCAATCAATCTACAAGTTCCCCAAAAGATATTTTGATGATATTGACTGTGTTATCGGTGATGAAGCACACCTATTTAAATCAAAATCATTAACTGGCATTATGACAAAACTTCATAATGCTAAGTATCGTTTTGGTTTTACTGGAACTTTAGACGGAAGTAAGACTCACAAATGGGTGTTAGAAGGATTATTTGGTTCATGTGAACAAGTTACTAAAACTGATGATTTAATTAAGTCAGGTTATCTTAGCAAGTTTAGGATCAAAGTGTTGCTTTGTAAACATGCTCCTGAATATTTTGAATCGTACCATGACGAAATGGATTATCTTGTCGAACACCGTGGAAGGAATAATCTCATCAAAAATCTGGTAAAAGATTTAGATGGAAACACTCTTGTTCTATTTAACTATATCGAGAAGCATGGTGAACCACTTTATGAATTGATAAATAGCACCATAGACCCCAAACGAAAATTATTTTTTGTTCATGGTGGTACTGATGTAGAAGACCGAGAAGAAGTTCGTCAGATTACTGAAAAAGAGAATAATGCAGTTATTCTTGCATCTTACGGTACATTTTCTACAGGCATTAACATCAAACGATTACACAACATTATTTTTGCTTCTCCTAGTAAGTCACGTATTCGTAATCTCCAGTCTATTGGACGTGTGCTGAGGAAAGGTGAAGGGAAAGAAATTGCAACCTTATACGATATTGCTGATGACATTGGTGGTCAGAACTATACATTGAAACATTTAAACGAAAGAGTTACAATTTATAATGAAGAAAATTTTAAGTATGAGGTAATAAAAGTAAACCTTAGAGCAAATTAAATATGGAAGAAGAATTTTATGCAACAATAAAATTATTGTCTGGTGAAGAATTAGTATCAAAAGTTTGTTATCTTCCAGATGAGGATAACATTATCCTTGAAAGACCTCTCATGGTAGAGAATGCCAAACATAAAAAAGGTCAAGTAGAAGTATCAGGATTTGCTCTTAAAGAATGGATCTCTGCTACATTTGAAACAATGTTTATTGTTAAAAGAAATCATGTAGTTACAATAATTGAAATAGAAGGTGAGATAGTTGAATTCTATGAAAAAACTCTTCATCGTCTAGAGAGTGGAAAATCTCTAGCAGGAAGAGGAAATAAATTACCTAGAGGATCGGGATATCTAGGATCAGTAAAAGAAATGAAAAAATCTTTAGAAGATATCTTTAATAAAAGCTAAAAGCTATAACTTCTCTTGAACCCTTAACAGAGTTATTCTACTGAGTTTATCAGGATCTGTCAAGCTTTGACAAGATGGATATACGATGTTATACTTAAATCAAGATCATGAAAGAAACCCGTGGCATACACAGTAATGGCAAAAAGAAAACAAACAGAGTATTACGTTAACAATAAAGAATTCCTTGCTGCTATCACTGAGTATCGCGCCAAGGTTCTGAGAGCAAAAGAATTGGAAAAACCACGTCCCCGTGTCACCAACTATCTTGGTGAATGTTTTTTAAAGATTGCTACCCATCTATCTTATAAACCAAACTTCGTGAATTATATGTTCCGCGAAGACATGATCTGTGATGGTATTGAAAATTGCTTACAATACATTGATAACTTTGA